AAATAAATCAAAATGAATTGATTACAAGATTAACATTGATTCGAGGAAACCTATCCATGGTGGAAACGCAAATGAAAGATATTCAATTATTATTTCCATCTACTAAATCCAAAACAAAAAATATGCTAACAGTCGAAGAAGTTATTAAAATTATAGAAGATAAAAATAATACAGTATTAAACCCACAAGATTATCGCAACGCATCAACGAAAAATTTATTAATTAAATGTGGCGATTGCGGGAAAATAAGAAAAGCAAGTCTATCTTCTATTATGAATTCTAAGGGGCATTGCCCAGAATGTGGTGCCAAATATTTAGGACGCCAAATGGCGCTGTCCCCAACAGAAGTAGAAAAACGAATCAATAGCGTTAATGGCAACAAATTATTAAATCCTGAGGATTACAAAAGCGTAGGAGTCAAGAATTTAAAGATACGCTGTTCTTGTGGTAATATTTTTACGGTTAGTTTGGGTAACTATATGTGGGGTACGCCAAATCGGTGTCGTTTTTGTTCTCAAAAAACAAGTAAGGGTGAATTAAAAATTTTAACTAAATTAGAAGATATGGGTATCAAATACGAACAAGAAAAATGTTTTTCCGATTGTAAAGACAAAAGATGTCTTCCGTTTGATTTTTATCTTCCAGATCATAACACCATTATAGAATTTGACGGACAACATCATTATTTTCCAACTCATAGTATGTGTACATATCAATATACAATTAAACATGACAAAATGAAGAATGAATATTGTAAACAAAATCATATTAATCTAATCAGAATTCCTTATTGGGAATATCAAAATATCGACCAAATCTTAGAAGAAAAATTTTCTAAAAATAAACAAGTTTCATAAATAGGTGATATAGTCTCAACTTTATACGAAATGTATAAGATGTATTGATTTACATGCATGGTGTAGCGAACCATGTTAAGAAAATGAAGCGATGCAGCGAGCCGAGCACAAAAAGCTCGTCTTGAAGCAGAACTCCAAGAGAAACAAGATGCACTTGATGATACAGTAAAAGATCATATTTATAATCTTCAGATTGATGGACTTGATAAGTTGAGCACACATCTGAATGATGATTATGAGAAATACTGTAAAGAGTTATCTTCTTCTGTTGATAAGATTGAAGAAACATTTACATCTTTATCTGGAACAATCAGTTCAGAGGGTGCAAAAATTGATAGTACGATTACTACCATCTTGGGACATTATGGTGTCAAACCAAGCGATCTTGGACTGACAGATAGCAAAGTCACAGGCTATGCACAAGGTGGATTAGTTAAATCTGTGCATAAAAACGGAGATGATGGACTTGCTTCTCTTGCAGTAGGTGAGGAAGTTGCTACTGTCGATGTTGTTAATCTGGCAAATAAAATAAGACAGGATAAGGTGTTAAATGCCTTAGCAAATGGACATACACTGAACGGAATGACTATGGACAAATTTGGTAACATGGACATTGCTGTCAACTTTGGTGAAGCAATTGGAAATATTAATATCCCTGAAGGGGTTACATCACAACAAGTTCAAAGAATTATTGATGAAGCATATCAATACACTTCACAGAAAGTTATTCAGGATGTAACAAAAGCCTTTGGAAGAAAACGTCCAGTTTAAAACCTTATATAATAAGGAAGAAACAGGTTTGGAGATGCGTAGAAATACGCACTCTTGCCTGTTATTTTTATGCAAAATTTATTAGAAAGGAGAAATTTTATATATGTTGTCATTTGAATATAATGGACAATCGACAGACAAAATACTTGGTACTCCATTAATAGTAGTTACCTTCGATACCCCAAATGACATTAATGGTTTTACACGAGAAATCGTAAAAGGAGAAAAGACGTTACTCAGGCAGGAAGCAAATCACTATGGTGCGATGTATTCTGATGAGAGCACATATGACTTCTATCTAGTAAAGCAAGATGGATCTGGCATCACAAATGCAGAACAGCGAAAGATTAATAAATGGTTGACATCTCCCACTTTGCCCCAGAGATTAACAGGAATCGCAGATGATAAAGCAACTGTTGTTTATAAAGGCATATTCCAAGATGTTGGATGGAAATTAATCACATGTAAACTTGGTAAACTAGATGGAGTAAAATGTAGTTTTGTCTCAGATACTCCTTTTGTATGGAAGAATTTTAAACAATCATATAATGTGTCTGGTTCACAGTCAATTAACTTAACAGTTGATTCTGACGACTCAGAGTATATTATTTATCCAAAAATAACAATATCTTCTTCTGGTTCTCAAGGAATTACCATTACGAACAAAACAACGAATCAATCTATGTCTGTAAAAAGTAACTCTGGACTATCTGTTTGTTTAGATTGTCGATATTGCATGGTGACTGACAACACTGTTTCTGGTGTTATTGATTATGAAAATATTGGTTGGACAGATGCAGAATCAATTACATGGCTAAGTTTGGTCGATGGAGCCAATGTTATTACCGTCTCTGGAAGCTGTACTTTAACATTTGAATATGACGTACCTATCAAGAGAGTGGGTGATCTTATATGATTATGCATGACGCTAAAATTTATTTATGCAAGCCTGATCGAACGCCAATTTGCGAACTAAATGGTAAACAAGTTAATGATATTAGGTATGAGAGGAATCTTAAAGACTTCAATAAATTGACTTTATCTGTTGATCGATATATTGATGTTGATGGGCAATTAATTGAATCTAATGGATATAATCGTTTAAAAGACCATATGGTTTTATATCTTGAAAATCTTGATTATTTTCAATTACAAGAACCAACGATCGCTAACGATGGTAGGTATGAATACAAAATGCTTGAGGCATATTCTGACGAGAAATCTTTTGAAGACAAAGATATGAAAGGTATCTACTTCAATAAAGGCACAACGGATTCAATGGAAATGTTGGCTGATAACAATGTTGATGATCTTGGGTTCGCAAAAGAATATATTACTTTTTGTAATGAGAAAAACCATCAATTATCTCTTATGCACCTTGTTTTAGATTTTGTACCAGGATGGACACTTGGGTATATTGATCCTGTGTTGGCAAATGAAAAATATTCTTTTGAAGCAGAAAATACAAATGTATATGCTTTTTTAAATACTACTGTGGCGAATACCGTACAATGTATTTTTTATTTTGATACAATTAAAAGAACTGTGAGTGTTTATTCTAAAGAAAATATTGGTATGATAACTAATATTTTTATTGGATGGAGAAATGTTTTAAACTCAATTAAACAAACTGCGCAGAATGACACACTATATAATTGTTTAACTGTCGAGGGTGATGAAAATTTAGATATCCGTGCCGTAAATTATGGTAATCGAGAAATTTATGATCTTGATTATTATTTGACAACGGATTACTTTAAGCAAGAAACAATCGACAAGATAAAAAAATGGATTAAGTGGCGCAAAGATAATCGAAAAGAATATATTGATAATGCCAAACAAGTTGCTAAACTTCAGGCAGAAATAGATGAAATTACATATCGTGTGCCAGTTGATGGTTGTAATGTTGATCAATATAAAACTATGGACAAAGAAACTCTTGAGAAAACTTTGAAGATGTATGAACAGATGATGACTACATTACAAGTAGGAGTTGACACAAGAGACGACCACGAGAAAGATTCCAATGGGAATTATGTGAAATGGGATAAACCAGACGATATTCAGAATCGTGTTTATAAACCTTGGACTACTTCTTCTGGCGAAATTGATCACGAAAGATATATGAATCTCTTAAAACAGGAAGAAAGTGGTTACTACACGTATTTTGAATTAAAAGAATACGTTATTCCTAATATTAAAATTGCAATTGAAAATTATCAAGTTCCTGAAGATAAAAAAAAGGATTATAACGAAGAATGGGAAACTAACTGGGATTTGTATGGAATCAAGGAACTTGAAGGAAAACGTGATGAATTTAATAAACAAATTCTTGTAATTTTGGCAAAATACCAGAAAGACTGGAATGATATGACAGATGAAGAAAAGAATGCATCTGGGGTGAAAGATGAAGAATCTTATAACGTTTTCCATAACGAATTTGTTAAATATAAGGGATATCTTGGGGATGAAAACACTGAAGGTACTTTGTTATACAAACTAAAAGAATTAAATACTCAGGTAGATGAATTAACAAAAACACAAGATAATTATCAAGCCAAAGTTACTTCTATGAATGAACAGGCGGCAATGAATCATTCTCAATTCGGACTTACTGACACAGAATATATTGCTGTTCAAAATATTATTCGTATGGGTGATTATACGAATAATAATATTATCTCAACTTCTTTAGATGATGCTGTTACAACATTTGAACGTAAAGAAGAATTATATCAAGATGGTTTAGATCGAATTAAGCAGACCTCTTCTCCACAATATCAATTTACTACTTCTTTGGATAATCTTTTATCTTTAAATGAATATGCAAATACAAAAGATAACAATCAAGGTTGGCATGATAAATTTGATATTGGGAATTTCATTTTTGTAGGAGTTAGAGATGATTACGCTGTTAAACTAAGATTATTTACCATTGCATACAATCCTTGTACAAAAAACTCTGAAATTGAAGTTACATATACAAATATGTTAAATCACTTAACAGGCGTAAATGACTTTACATATTTGTTTGAAGACGCTGTCAATGATTTGAAAAATAGTATTTCTCTTGGAACTGGAAATGCCAAGGATTCTGTTGAGTATATGTCAAATATGTTGCAATGGATGATGAATACTTCTGCTTTTAAAAATGGTGTAAACAATAGCGTTTCAAACGGTACAGTTATTGGTGCCGTTGGCGATTATTTAGATTATAAAACAATTAAAGTTGACCAACTGATAGGTAATGATGCGCAATTTAATACTCTTTTCTCTAAATATATTAACTCAGAGTATATCAAAGCAAACTCAGTTGATGTTCAAAATCTTTTAGCAGATGTCGCCAAAATAAATAGTGCTTTGATTGGCACTTCTTCAACTGAAACAGGGTTTTTCATTAACTTAAATGCCAAAAATACAAAAATTGATGAAGCATGGATTTCTAATCTTGTAGCAAACAATATTACAGTTTCTGATCTGGTTGCTGGTGATATTACTCTTTCTGATAAAATGAGAATTTTATCAGAAAATGGAAACCTCGTTTTCTCAGGAAATACCTTGCAATTTTTAAATTCTAAAAATGAAGTTGGAATCCAGATTGGGTATGGAAAAGGCGAAAATCCATCGATGATTATCAAAGATGAAAACGGTACTGTTATTTTGACAAGTCAAGGAATTACATCTAATGCAATTGCTGATGGATTGATTGTAAACAATATGTTGAAAGATTCTACAATTGAAAAGAAAAAACTTGGGTTCAATATTATAGAACCAAATGAATATGGCGGTATTGGTATTGATCAGATATATGATGGAAATGGAAATTTATGGGGTGAAAAATACACAGAAACAATTTCTGGAATTACAACAGATATTTCAGACCTCAATAATAAAACGGAATCGAATTCTAATGACATTAAGTCATTAAGAAACGACATGTCTTCAATTAGCTTAAAAGTACCATCTATAGAATTATCTGGACAGCAAGTTTTTACAGAAACAAACGACATTATCACTCCTGATTCAATTACAATTGTTGCTGATGTAAAAAATGGCGCAGCTATTAGTAAATGGTATATTGATGGTGTTGAGAATACAACTTATGTTTCACAAGATAAAACATCCATTACTATTCCTTCTTCTTTTATGAAAACCAGAAAAACAATCGTTTTGAAAGTTGAATGTGTTGATACGGCACTATATGATGTAATGACATTATATAAAGTGATTGATGGCTCTGATGCATATACAGTTACAATATCTAGCAGTAAAGGAACTTTGTTCGAATGCGGTGCATCAGAGAATTATTTTTTAACAGATGAAAATAATACCCAACTTGTGGATGAATCTGGAAACAGTTTATATGGAAATTTACAAAACATATCTATTTCTACTGTATGCACATGCATTGTATACAAAGGGTCTACAGTAATTGACGCAAAAGGTTATACCTGGTACAAAAAATACATTGATTCTAATTGGACAAAATGTGGAACTGGAAAAGAAATAGAACTATTAATTGATAAAAATGCACAAATCAAATGTAGCGTTGATGTTTAAAGGCAGGTGAGAAAATGATTATAGACAGTAATGTATTAGACTTTATGTTTATAAAACAAGGAGAACAAGGTGAGGACGGTAAAGTTTTATATACGTGGATAAAATATGCACAAGATGAACATGGCACTGGCATGACTGATGATTCTACTGGTGCAATTTATATTGGTGTTGCATATAATAAAGAATCTACTGAAGAGTCAGACAATCCAGCAGATTATCAATGGACTAAGATTTTAGGCGACCCTGGCGAGAATGGGCAAGATGCTTATACTGTTATTTTAAGCAATGAAAATATTTCTTTTTCTACCAATAGTCAACGTTATACAGTAGCAGAACAAACATTTCAATCAGATATCATTGTATATAATGGATCTTCTATTGTAACTGATTATACATATGATGTAGAAAATACAGAACAAGTAATTGATATAACACAATCTAAAAATTCTATCACGATCTCTACGAATTCAAATTCTCAACTATCTACTTTATCTGGGAAAATAACTGTAAATATTCATGTAAATAGCTTAACATTTTCAAAGATTTTAACATGGACATGTGCTCTACAAGGGACAAATGGACAACAAGGAGAGGGAGCAAAATCTATATCTGTTACCCCGTCTTCTATGGTTTTTAAATCAACAGATGGCGGAGAGACATTTTCTCCAGATTTAATTACTATTACTCCATCATTACAAAATCTTGTTTTTGGTAAATGGCAATACAGTGCTGATGGTGGGTCTACTTTTGTTGATGTAAACAACGGTACATCTGGTATAACAATTGGGTCAAACAATATTTTGACATTGTCTAAATCTAGTGAATTATTTACAGATTCTACTACTTTAATTGTATTTAAGGCAATTTCATTAGATGATTCTTATTATGATACTACTACAATTTCAAAGTTTTATGATGTAATTGATGCTGGCGATGGCAGAAACTTATTACTGAACACATCTTCTTATAGAGAATCAAATCCGCTGGAGCGTACTGGTTCAAAAACGGATGATTATTCAACATATCCTAACATCATTACCTCTATTGATCTGAGTGCAAATCAAAAATACACATTACAAGCAAAAACCGATAGTAATTGGGCAACCAAACATGACACAGGTGAACATACTCCATCAGAAAAATTGGTGGGGTTGTGGCTTGTAAATGACGACACTAATACTTTTTTGGATATGTCAAAAGGATATGCTGTTTTTACTGCCCCTAAAACAACTAAATATAAACTTAGAGTTAATCAGTATTCAGATGGTACTAATTCTTACACAATTAGATTATGGGACATTAAACTAGAAAAAGGACAATCTGCATCAGGATGGTCAGCTGCTCCCGAAGACCTAGATCAACGATTTGATAGCAATGAAAACAAATTGAAGGATATTACCGATTCTTTGAAAGGCACTCAAACGACTGTAACAGAATTGCAATCTACTGTAGATAAGCAAGCAAAAGAGATTACAAATAAAGTATCTCAAGATAGGTATAGTACTGATCTTGAAGTAATTAACAATAAATTGGCTAATTCTAATGAAGGGTTAAACAAATGGCTTGTGTCTGCCTATCAACAGAGTTTGTTCGCAGATGATTACCAAGACAAAGCAGTTATGGAAATGTTTGCATCGAAAGATATTGTAGCAGCACAAACTTTGTTATATGAAGATGATAAATTGCAAGACGGATTAACATTTTCTGTGACGAATGATCCGTTGGTATTTTATGCTTTGACTTTTGTGTATTTTAGTGAATCAGTAAAATGGACAACCACTGCTACTTTTAAAGATACTTACAATATCTATGTGAATGGTGGTGCGATTGGTAGTGCTGGAACGGCTGGTTCAAATCCCGTAGTTATGACATTTCAAGAAGGTTGGAACTCTATAGAAATTATTATTAATTCTTCTGATAATGTATGCAACTATTATTTTGGTGTCACATTATCAGCTTATAAACAATGCACGAAGATGAATTGTTACCAAGGTACAATCACAGGTAGACAAACATATATCAACTCAAAAGTATCTGAGTTGATTGTTAATTTGAACGGTATCACTTCTCGTGTTTCTGATGTTGAAACAGGCGTGAACAACAATGGAGAACAAGTGCAACAGCTTAGTGAGAAATATTCAAAGTTGGAGCAAGATTCTGAAGGATTTAAAACCGAAGTACGGAAAACTTATGCAAAACGAGAAGACTTTTCTAATATTGGAGCAAGGAATCTTATCAGAAATAGTAATACTTTAGATTTTGCAGATTATGGTTTTGGTGATTCTTCTACGACATCTGAAGTTGCTTTAACCGATGCAAATGGAGACACATTACAAGATAAGAATGGAAATACCTTAACAGCAACTGAAAATTATACAAAAAAATACACAGGACAACAAATCAATAACATGATAGCGGAGGTGATTGGCTAATGGCGAATTATAAGCTGTCTTATACGGCAGTGCAATTTGAGCAAGCAATGAAGGCATATAACGAAAAATGGAAAGACGTTTCTCAGGTCACTGCAAATGCAGCAAATGTGCTTGCAGGTACCTATATTGTCACGAATCAAGGACGCATTCAGGGCACTATGAAAAATAATGGAAATATAGCTGGAACGATCAGTACAAAAGATGGCAGCTATACCATTCCAACAGGTTATCATAGTGGGTCTGGAACAGTAAAAATTTCTGACACAGAACAGGCAAAGATTATTCCTGCAAACATTAAAAAAGGTGTAACTATTTTAGGGCAGACAGGAACTTGCGAGGCTGGAACGACTACAAGCGGTACTGACACGACAGATGCCACTGCTTCAGCTTCTGATATTCGTAGCGGTAAAACAGCATATGTGAATGGCAGGAAATTAACAGGAACTATTCCTAATCAAGCAGCTCAAACGATTACTCCAGGAACTACAGATAAAACTATTTCAAGTGGAAAATATCTTTCTGGAACTCAAACAATTAAAGGTGATTCTAAATTAGTAGCAAGTAACATTAAATCTGGCATATCTATTTTTGGAGTAACGGGAACATATACAGGTTCAAGTAGTGGATCTAGTTCTGGAAGTGGGTTACCAAACACAATTATTGCTGGAGACACTCCTGTTATTGCTAATTGGACAGGTATGAATATTACATCTACTACAATGACCGACACTAAAATTTCTATTACAATTAAAAAAGCTGGCACATATAGATTTAAAATCCCTGCTGTTGCAAAAAGTAGTTTTTCAAGCGGATCTCCAACAGTATCTTTATATAAAAATGGAACTTCCGCAAACTCTACCACTATCACTTCTTCTACTGTTGAATGTATTTCATTTGATTTAGAATGTGCAGTTGGAGATATCATTAGTGTATATGCAACAGCAGTTGGGAGTAATTATAGTAGCACAACTGTAACTGTGTTCGGCTTAATTGCCTGTATAGATTGGGCAAATGGGTTATAAAATTATTTATTGAATAAGGAGGAAAATACATGAATAACACAAAAGCTCTTACAGATGTAGATACAAGTACATCTTTTGATAATATATTTGTCAATAATTCAGGTACAGTCCGACAAATCAATAAAGCGACTTTATTTGAAGCTTTAGAATCTGCGGAGGATTATCAAACTTTAAAATCCGAAGTCAATACACTACAAGGAACAGTGAATGGAATTGATACAACGACAGACACAACCTTGACTAAAACTGGAAAGGCTGCGGATGCCAAAGCCACAGGAGATGCCATAAAAAAAGTAAAGGAAGATGTGGCAAACATTGATGTTGCTACAGATACAACACTTGCAGTATCTGGAAAGGCTGCGGATGCCAAAGCTACAGGCGATAAGATTAAAAAAATATCAGACGATTTAAAAAATACCATGCCATATTATCCAATCGCAACAGAAGAACAGGCGAGGGCAGGAGTAGATGATACCGTTATGATGACTCCATTAAAAGTTGCTATGGCTTGCGAAGAATTTGGTGGCTCTGGTGGTGGCGGTGGAAACGTCAATGTCGCAACATTAAAAAGTAGCTTTACTGGCGGAAATTATGCATATGGTTCGCCAATAGATATCCGCTATCGTTTTGCATCCCCAGTATCCGGAGATGGAACATTACATGTTATGGTGGATTCTGTCGAGACAGTTACAGAAACAGTACCGCAGGGAACAAACAGAGTCACACTAAACGATTTAAATAAAGGTAACCACACGATCACAATGTATGTTGTAGATGCGTCAGAAACATTTACAGATACACTTAGCTTTAGTGTCAGAGTTGGAACACTGGATATTACATCTACATTTGATGATAGTACAGACTTTAACATCGTAAATGTTATAAAAGTACCAATCACGATCGACACGATTTCTATTGACCCGATATATCTGGTACAGACGATTGACGGAGTAGAAACAAGACTTTCTGCACAAAACGGATACAATGTTATAACTCTGCCAACAATGAGTGCAGGGGCACATAAAGTATTGTTCCATGCAGAATCTGGTTACTACAAATCACAGACATTAACATATAACATCATCATTGAAGATGCTGATAATCTGACGTTAATAACTGATTTTGACACAAAAACAATACAGTATAAAGATATGTTAGAAATTCCATATCGAGTGTCCATGAAAGGGCAGACAAAATTTACAGCTCAGTATTATGTTGACGATACAGTTGTGAAAGAAGTTGAAATTCCATCTGGTACTAATGTTTGGGCCACAAGCACATTAGATATTGGTGCACATACTTTGAAAATCTTAGTCACAACAAAAGACGGAAGTAAATCTGCATACATTGAAGAAAACGTGATTGTGCAGGCCAGAGATTATACACCAATGGAACCGGTAAAGGATGCTTCTTTGCTTTGTTGGTTTGATGCAACAGGAAGAACAAATCAAGATATCGGTAAAGAAACATGGACTGATAAATCTGGAAAAGGTGTTGTTGCAACATTACATAACTTCAACTACAACACAAACGGTTGGGAAAACAATGCTCTGAAATGTAACGGACAGGCTTATGTAGAGATTGACTTAGAAGCATTAGCCGATAATGCACCATACGGAATGACCGTGGATATCCGATATAACACAAGAGATGTAGGTAACCAAGACGCATGTGTATTAGAGATGAGAGGTAATGATACTTATAGTAAAGGTTTTGCAATAGATACTGAGTATATGTATATGAACTCTGCATCATCTCAATTAAAGAGTACAGTAGAACAAGATAGTATCTCAAAAGCCACATTTGTTATTGATCGTGACAATAAGATTGCAAAAATCTATAACAACGGTGTTCTGACAGAAACATTCTTAATGCAGGACAGCGAAAATTTTACAAACAACACAAAGATATTCCTAGGTACAAAACTTGAAACAGTTGATTCAAAATGGGTTCCAAATGTGTTTGGAAACTGTGAGATTTATAGTTTCAGAGTGTATGCAAGAGCGTTAGATAGTGAAGAAATTGTTAAAAACTTTGTAGCTGATATTCCGGATATGGATGAACAGCAAGCGAAATATCTTCTTAACTACGAAAATGCTATGCCTACGATGTATTTCTACGGAGATACTTCGGCAATGACAAAAGAAAACAAAGTACCGCTTAGGATTAAATATATATCTGGTAATGCTGATGAATACGGAGCTTCTTTTGACTTGGAGAATTGTCAAGTTGGATGGCAGGGAACATCTTCCTTGCAGTACGCTGTAAAGAATTACAAAATCAAGCTAAAGAATCCGGATGGAAGTAAATATAAGTATAGTCCGTTCAAGAATGGAATCTTGGAAGATACATTCTGTCTGAAAGCGGATTATATGGAATCATCTCACGCAAACAATACCGGAATGGCTAAATTTATCAATGACGAGTTATACGATACAAAAGTACCACCTCAGCAAACAAATAGTAAGGTCCGTACAGCGATCAACGGATTTCCAATCCAGTTATATATTGCAAAGGATTCTGCATCAACACCAGTGTATATGGGTGTGTTTAATTTCAACCTTGATAAAGGATGTAATAAATCATTCGGACTGGATAATGAAGTTACCGGACAGGAAAACTGTATGTCTTTTGAGGTATCATCAAACTCTGACACATCAGCAGGTGCCTTTAAAAATGATACAGATGAATCTTTACGTACAGACTTTGAATTGAGATATCCAGACGAAGATGATTGTACATCTGAACAGATTACTGAGAAGTACAACGTATTGAAAAGACTTGTTACTTGGGTAAAAAATGCAGATGAAACAACATTCAAAAACGAGTTAGAACAGTATTTCAACAAAGAATATCTACTCAAGTATTTCTTGCAGGTACATCTATTCGGAATGGTTGACAACTTAGGTAAGAACATGATGTTAACCACATGGGACGGAAACATCTGGTATCCGCAATTCTATGACCTTGATACTCAGCTAGGTTTAGATAATACAGGGTATTTGAAATTCTATAGCGATATTGATATTACAGAGGGTGTTTATAATACATCCGGTTCTAAATTATGGACGATGGTTCAAAATGCGTTTGCAGACGAATTATCAGCAATGTATAAGAAGCTTAGAACTTCTAAATATAGATTAGATAACATCTTGAAATACTGGTATGACGGACAGGTAGCCCAAATCGGGGAACTGCAATACAACAAGGATATGGAAGCAAAATATATCAAGTTCAAAAATGATTATCTGTTCATGCTCCACGGTAGACGAAGCGAGCATATGAAGAAATGGGTAAAAGAAAGACTGTTATATCTTGATACCATATACGGTTATGAAGAAGATACGAAAGAATCTATCACAATCAGAGCAAATACTACCGCAAATATTAATCTTGATATTCTTACATATTCTCCACAGTATCTGACAGTACGTTGGAGAAATGGAGTAGAACAGAGATTAAAAGTCGGTCGTGATGCTAACGGTATGATGAAAGCTACACGATTTAATGGAACTCTTGCGACAGCAACGGACCAAGAAATTATCATCTATAACGCAAAGCAGATTAAAAAGATTGATGGACTAACAAACGCAAATCCATCAACATTGAACCTTGTAGAAGCAAGCCGATTGGTTGAGGTCGATTGTCAGAACGCAAGAGTGCTGAATGATATTCGTCTGAACGAAAACAATAAGTTTATTTCAAAGATAAAACTGAACGGCTGTACAAAATTAGGAGATACATCCACAGGAAAATCGTCTGTATTGGACTTATCTATGTTTGCAATGCTAAGCGAGGTTAATCTAAACGATACGTTACTTACGAATGTCTTGTTTCCTACAACTGGGTGCAACTTAAAAACATTACAGATAACATCAAGTAAATTACAATCGCTGTCCTTGAAAAATATGCCATTACTTGGACAGTTATCTGTTAATGGCAATGCGATATTGTCTGAGTTTGCAATTGAGAACTGTCCAGAAGCAGTGTTAAATTCAAACGCTCAATACAGTACAAACGGTATAAATAAAAAAACAACTCATATTACATCAGAAACTGTAAATATTATCAATTGTCCTAAAATTTTTGACAGTAAAATAGATGCACTAGTTATAAATGCGGCAGTTAATGCTCCTTTATTACGAAAATTGAGCATATGCAATGTTGGTAATATACCGGCGCTACTTGTAAATGGCGTAGGAGCAAATGTTGAATATACGGAAACTCATTTGGAGTATTTAAAAATAGATGCCGATATAGACTTTTTAAGACTATATGGTATGGGATTTAAAACAATGCAAGAGCAACTAGATATCAATATAGAACGAATCAAACGTTTTGCTCTAAAAAGATTTACTAATATAAATAACATATATCTCACATCGAAAATGACAGGCGTGTATTTAGCTAATGCAGTCGCACCAGATAACGCTAATATGTCTGCATATTGGCTAGCAGACTATAACCTTGGATATTCTAAAAACGCTAAAGATTATAGCAACGCTACTAAAATCAATAATATTTATATGGATAATACACTTATATCAGATGCTATGGATTTCTCTCAAAATCCGAAAATGGGATGTTTAGTATTACACGAATCAGTAATACCGGATGCAATTAATAAAGTTATAGTAAATTGTGATTTTTCAGTTTATAAAGATGTTAAATATATGTACGGTATAACACGTTTCTACCTACCACCGACATTTGAGGTTGAGGGATATATCAAGACTACGAGTGCTGATAAATTATGGCCAAAAACATCCACAAATACGGCATATCCACCTCTCCGTAATTTTGAGAAATTAACGTTAGAGTTAGATGAAGATTTCAACGATTTAAGTGGGTTTTTCAAAAATTTCAAAGCCTTAGAGAAATTACCAGATTGTATCACGCCAGAGGCAGTTAGTAAATGTATTAGCATTTACAGCATGCTTAATGGATGTACTGCATTAACTGACCTCAATCGTTTAGAGGGTGCAGATATTGAGATTAGGTCCAATTCATCATACGATACGGTAGGAAACGCTTTTGCAGGAGTTAAAGGACCTTTTACGTTAGGTAATGTCAGTATTACGAATACTGTTGGGAATAACGGTTATGGGATGTCTGGTATATTTGCGAATAGTGGTTTAGTAACTATTGGAGATGTGACGTTGAGTAATGTTTCCAATAATATAGACTGCAATAGTATATTCGATAATTGTCAAAAACTAACATCAGTTGGGAATATCACTATCAATTTAAAAGGGTTAAAGAATGCTCAATCGATATTCTACAATACACCATTATTAAAGCATATTGAAAGCTTTAATATTAATCTTGTAGATGCTTCTATATCGTTTGCTAATGCGTTTGCGAATTGTGGGCTAACTGATTATTCATCTGTTAATATTCCGATAAATGCTAATTTACTACGATGTTTTCAAGGAGGTCAATTAAATTCGATTGAAAATATTCCAAATTATAAAGAAGCAATAAGAACATCCACAAATTTAGACAGTGTGTTTGCCGGAACACAAATAGAAAGTGTACCAGACCTTGTGATAGATAATTCTACGGTTCTTAATAATATGTTTGCTGAATGTCAAAAATTAATATCAGTTGGAAATATCACAGGAGAAACAATTATTTCAAGTATTGGAAGCATGTTTAAAAATTGTATCAGCTTACAACAAATATCAAAAATATCATTTCCAAACATGAAACAACTTACACAAAATGTCGCAAGTTATGATACATTTCTGAATATTGGTAAGTCAAACGAGACAAGGAAAGTTATAATAAATTACCTAGATTTTGGAAAAGCATTAAGTGTTAACAAAGAAAAAGTTACTAATAATGCATACGAGAATATGTTTGTTTTCGGCCAATCTCCAACACCTGTTAAAATAAATTTCCAATGTGATATTGGAACAGCTATTGAAAAAACGGGTTGGTTCAATAATATCAATAATGGTCTACCAGACGTAGAAACACTAAACAGCTTTGCGGATCACGCACTTACATTAGACAGTGCTTATACGTTAAAGGTTTCTAAAAACATCTATAGCTTATTTACATCGGAAATATTAGCTAAGTTATCAGCTAAAAACTGGACGATTGCATCAGCGTAGGAGGTGGTAGAAGTGAGAACCGAAGTAAAAAACAATATCATATATCTTTATCCAGACAGTGGAAAAAGGTTGAAAATGTTAAACGGTACAGATACATACAGTGTTTTGATCCTTGCGAAAGACGACATGCAAGACAATTACGAAGAAGTGGATTCTTTGTGGGAACCGGATTTACCGGAAACAGCACCAGAAGTACCAGAAGTACCAGAAATAACACCGGATGAAAACGGTAAGATAACCTACGAAGATGCACAAAAACTGGTAGATACAATAAAAGAAATGCAGTCACGAATGGTGGACATGCAGGAATCAAATACCATGCTGACAGAATGTGTGCTAGAAATGTCGGAAGTGGTGTATGATGCATAGATTGATATTTAAATTATTATACGGAAAGGAGGGCGAAACAATGATGGCTATGTTATGGGCACAGCAGATTATGATTGGTAAAAAGACATATGCACAGGTACCAAAACTGTTAAAAGAGAAAGTAAAAGAAATCTTAATTGACAGTGGGTGCGAAGAATTAGCAACTGAATAAAAAAATCCCCCTACAGTTTGCGAGGGCACTGAAAAAGTAGATTATACCGTCTATATTTGGTACAATGTATCTATCAAATATAGGCGGTGTTTTTATGATCGAACAACAGCAGAAATTGATGCTAAGTCCATACATGGAAATATATGAATTAGTAATCCCGAAAGATAATCTTCTCCGGCAGATAAAAGAATTGGTTGATTTTAGCTTTATTTATGATGAATTGCTTGCTAATTATTGTCTGGATAACGGACGAAATGCAGTTCCACCTATCCGAATGTTTAAATATCTTCTTTTAAAATCAATTTATGATTTATCAGATGTTGATGTGGTTGAACGTTCTAAATACGATATGTCTTTTAAATATTTTTTGGACATGGCTCCAGAAGATGAAGTTATAAATCCAAATTCATTGACAAAATTTCGGAAGTTACGTTTAAAGGATATGAATCTTTTGGATATGCTGATTGCCAAAACAGTTCAGTTAGCATTAGAAAAAGGAATTATTAAGTCAAAATCCATTATTGTGGATGCTACGCATACAAAATCAAGATACAATCAAAAGACTCCCCGTCAAGTACTCCAGGAACAATCAAAAAAACTGCGCCGTAGCATCTATGAGATTGATGAAACAATGAAAGAAAAATTTCCTGATAAAAACACAGAGGATTCTTTAGAAAAAGAACTAAAATACTGTAAACAGCTTATTGATGTTGTAAAAGGAAATGAAGAAATTTGCAGTTATCCAAAAGTGCAGGAAAAATTAAATCTACTAGAAGAATCTGTCACTGATGACATGGAACATTTAGAAACTTCAAAGGATGAAGATGCAAAAACTGGTCATAAGACAGCCGATACTTCATTTTGGGGATATAAAACACACATAGCAATGACAGAAGAACGGATCATCACAGCTGCCACAATCACCAGCGGCGAAAAAACAGATGGCAAAGAACTGCCAAAACTTGTACAAAAAAGTAAAGCTGCTGGGATACAGATTGAATCAGTCATTGGAGATATGGCTTATTCTGAAAAGAAAAATATCGAGGCAGCAAAAGAAAGTGATTATGAACTGATAGCAAAACTAAATCCAATTATTACACAAGGTAACCGAAGAAAGGAAGATGAGTTTGAATTTAATAAAGATGCCGGAATGTATCAGTGTAAAGCCGGACATTTAGCCATTCATAAATATTTCGATAAAAGGAAAAAAGATAAAAAAAACAAAAACCCACGTATGGTCTATTTTTTCGATATTGAAAAATGTAAATGTTGTCCTTATCGTGATGGCTGTTATAAAGAAGGAGCCAAAAAGAAAACATACACAGAAACAATCATTTGCGATTCCCACAGTGAACAGGTTAAATTTCAGGAAACTGAGCATTTCAAAGAAAAAATGCGGGAACGCTATAAAATAGAAGCTAAGAACAGCGAACTAAAACATCGGCATGGTTATGACGTAGCGTCATCATCAGGTCTTATTTGTATGGAAATGCAAGGAGCAATGACGATCTTTGCAGTAAATCTTAAGAGAATAATTAAATTAATGAATGAAAAATAAGAACTTTGGCCGAAAAAGACAAGCAATTTATATTTTGTCTAACAGAAAATCCCCCAGAATCATAAAAACTCTGATGGATTTTTTCTTTTTTATTAAAGTCAAAATAAAAATGGTATGTTTTTCAGTGCCCTCCAGTTTGCAGGGGGAAAAGTATAAATTTGAAGATTAAGTATGAAAAAATCTTCAAATACATATTAACATATATTTCCACAAAATGAAAGGAGAAATTATGAATCTCAAATTACGTTTCAAGAATAAAGCAACATTAGTAGCGTTGGCTTCTTCCAAATTTGCCGATGAGTCAAATTATGGTGGCAAAAGCAGGCTTTAGTTAACAACCACACAAGGCCTTGGGGAGGGGGTCTTATTTTTATGCAAAAAACTAAATAGGTCAATCAAGAAGGAGGCGATAACAACGGCAAATACAATAGAAAAAGTTGCAGATATAGATTTAAATGGAAACTCAATCGAATGTGCGAAATTAACAATTACAGATATTTCTGTTCCATTTGTTTTAAAAAATATCATGACATCTGGGAAAGATTATGCGTTTAGTTTATATATTAAAAACTCCAATTCCTCTTCTATCATTGTTATGGGAGAAGAATTGACTTCTTCCACAACTTGGGTCAGACAATACACTTCTTTTACTTCCACTGGAACTAATCTTTCAATCTTGTTTAAGTCAACTGGTACATATTATTTTTATAACATGCAATTAGAAACAGGTAAAATATGTTCAGATTGGACTCCTAACCCACAAGATGTAGATGATGATTTGGAAAATGCTACTTCTATTGCTCAACAAGCAGCTGATAAATTCAGTTGGATTGTCAAAAGCGGTACAAGTTCAAGTAATTTCGAAATTACTGATAGATTAATGAATCTTGTATCAGCAAACATTAATCTTGATGGTGTTGTAAGCTTTATGAATACTGCTAAAGGAGATGGCAGAAAGAATCTATATAATCTAGATTACTCTAGTTTTGAAAATGTTGCCTCACAAGAAGATGCTATATGCTACGCAAAAGATAACGGTGTAACTTCTGTCGGCATTGATAGTTCGGTATCTTATGATGGAGATAAATCTCTTAAAATCAGTTATACTACTGCAAATTTAAACTCAAGTACAACACCATTGTATTTAGGAAGTTCTGCAAATAATTACGGGTGTGTAAAAGTACAAGCAGGCAAACAATACATACTTTCTTGTTATGTAAAATCAGATTCTACTACGGGACTGTTCATGATAGATATTCAGGGACATGATACCCCAGACACCAAAACAGATGGACTTTATCTATCTAACATTGATCCGAGAAAATTACCAGGAAGTTCTACTGGTGTTAATCTAAGTACGGATTGGCAACGAGCTATTTGTGCAATAAAAGTCGCAGATAATGCAACTGGATTATACTGGTCTGTAGTTCCTCTTATCTGGGGGAGACCAAGTAGTTCTAGTGCGCCTCAGACTTTTAATGTATGGGTAGATTGCATTATGTTGGAAGAGGTTGATTCTATTTCAAATGAGCCTGGTACTTACATACTCGATAAAGAAACTATCATAGATGGTGGAAGTATTAAAACCGATACTATTACTGGTAATCAAATTTTGGCTGGCTCCATTACAGCCGATAAAATTGCAACAGATGCCATTAAATCTCGCAATTACATCTCTTCTGGCGGTACACAAGGGTCATTCTTAAATCTGAGCGATGGTAGCTTTACAAGTCCTAATTTGAGTTGGGATTCAAATGGTAATTTGATTGCCAAGAATGCGAATATTAGTGGACAGATTACTGCTACAAAGGGAAGTATTGCGGGATGGACTATAATTAGCGATAAGATGTATACGACAGGATCTGGTAAATATACAGGTATTGGTAAGTACGGAAGTGCTTATGCTTTCTGGGCGGGTGCAACAAGCAATGATAACGGAAATAGTGCTGTGTTTAAGGTTAGTCATACTGGTAAATTAACTGCCACAGATGCAGATATTACTGGAACAATTACTGCTACGAATGGTAAGATTGGTCGCTATGATATTACGTCAACATATCTGATGACAAACAGCGGGAGTAATGCATCTGGTATTGGTGGAAATCAGGCTTTCTGGGCAGGGGCTGAAGATAGCAATTCTGCTCCTTTTAGAGTTGGGTATGATGGAGTTTTGTGGGCAGAAAATGCCGCCATAAGAGGAAGTATCGAAACTGGAAATTTAGGAGATGAAGGAGATACTGTCGTTATAATGAACGGACGTATAGGAATACAAGGTACGTCAAATAATGTTGAAATTTATTCAACTGGATTTAAATTTGGTATTGATGGGGACTATTATTTAGAATCTGTTTCAGAAGGGGTCAAATGCTATCGAAATTTGTATGCAACAGATTTTATTGCAGATGGGTGGATTTATAATGCTTCAGGTGGGCATTATACATGGAAAGATAGAGATGATGCATATATAAGTTGTGGTGACTATAACGGACATAACGTTTATTATTATGCGAATTATCACGCATTTTACGTGAATAAAGACTCTGGTCAGGGAATGATGTATATTAACACAGATGGCGTCACTTCTCGTGTAGGCTTTACAAAGACCTCAGACGAACGTATCAAAAAAAATTTTGAATCTTTTGATGATAATATTATTGATGCTTATATGAACATCGAACCAGTAAAATATCAATTAAAGCAAAGTTCTAATGATAAATACCATTTTGGCTTTAAGGCACAACATATTGATAAAGTATTTAGTGATTATGGAGACATTTACAATGAGTCATTTGATATTTGCACTTCTCGACCTATTGATCCCGACAAAGCAAAGGAACTATATGGTGTAGACGGCATGGTAGAAGAATATGGACTTCGTTACGATGAATTGATTGCACCTACTACTTATATGGTACAGCACACATATAAAGAACTTGAATCTACGAAAGATGAACTTACCAAAGTCAAACAAGAAAAAGCCGACCTAGAAACCCGACTACAAGCAATCGAAGCAAAACTTGGACTTTAAGAACGGACAAACAACTAAATAACAAAACATACATAGAGCAGTTTTCGGACTGCTCTTTTTGTATGCTCAAAAACAGAAAGAAAGGTGAAATACATATGGTATACACAGTTAAATTAGATAGCTCTGACGACAAAGTATTTAATCTTATGCAGTTTAATAGCATGACTTTTGACATGGAATGTAAACTTGTCGTTTGCACAGATGATTTAAAAACGGTTAAATCAGCATTTACAAACTTTAAAACATTAGACATCTACAGAGATGATGTACAGATTGCAACTTATACATGCTTTAACAATTATAAAGAAATCTCTTTACAACAGGGATTATATAACAATTCTAATGGAGAATGGGAAGATGCACTGATCGTATCTCTTACAAGAGCAAATATTGTAGAACAGGTGCAACGACTTGATGAAAAAGTTAATCAGGTTGTTGATATTAATACTCTAAGCCTTGATGAATACAAGAACTATTTACAAGAGAAAAACAAAGCTGCTCTTGCTGAGTTCTTAGCAAGTCAGAGTGTGGAATTCAATGGTAAACCTTACGGAGTTAGTGAGGAAGATCAGAATGAAATGGCTCTGAACTTTATGCAGTATCAGGCTCTTACTACTGCTGGTCAGCAAGTAAATCTTGAATGGCATAGTAAGAAGAGTGCGTGTGAAACATTCACTGCTGAGGAATTTGTGCAGTTAACAGCAATGATTAAGGCGTTCATTTATCCTTATTTTCAGCAGATGAATGTAATCAAAGCGCAAATCTTTAGTTCTACTAGCAAAGAGGAATTGGACAAGATTGAAATTAAATATGAAGTAATTCCTGTGCAGTCAACAGAACCTACTACTCCTTCAGATGGAAAAGATTCAACTACGACTGATAAGACAGACGAAACAGGAAAAGATTCAGTTACGACTGAAGAATAATTAGTTTAACAGAGAAAAGGAGAATTTTAATATGGAAATGACAAATATGCAGGCAGATATGATCTTAGGACAGTTAAATACAATTTATGCATCGTTAACAAAGAACAGTGAACCAGCCCCTTGTACTCTAACATTTGGACTTGCTAAGACTATTAGAAAGTGTCAGACAGAACTGAAAGAATATTTTGAAGAGAAACAGAAACTCTTACAGAAATATGACATTACTACTGATGCTCAGATCAATGGCACAGAAAACGGACAGAAATTCTTAGCAGAGTTTAATCCTTTAAGCATGGAAACTTCAGAAATTGAGTTTCACAAATTGAGAATGACATTTGATGAATTGTGTGATGTTATGGAAAACTACTCTGGTGCAATGATTGGAGATCCTATGATTCTTCAGCTTATTTGTAAAGATGAAAGTGAAAACAAAAACGAGGATCAAAAAGAAGGTGAATAGATATGTTGCATGTAAAAAAATCATGTAAATATCTTATCTTATTCCTTATTGGAGCATTTGCTTATTGTGGAATTGAAATCATCTGGCGAGGATATACACATTGGACAATGGGAGTGTTAGGCGGTACTTGCTTCATTCTTATTGGACTAATCAATAACAGTCGCTTCTTCTACCATCTTATGCCTTTTCATGAGCAGATGGTTCTCGGAGGATTGATTGTTACTGTAATGGAATTCATAGCAGGTTGTATTTTAAATTTATGGTTAGGTTTAGGTATTTGGGATTACTCTCAGATGCCTTTTAATCTATGTGGGCAGATTTGCTTACCTTATACAATCTTATGGATTCTATTGAGTGCAGTGTGTATTATTACAGATGATTGGTTGAGATATTTATTATTTGGAGAAGAAAAACCAGAATATGTTTGGTAAAGACTTAAAGGAGTGATTTTTATAAAATAATCGAGGTAATTATATGATAGAAAATTGGAATATTATAATTAATTTTTTATCTCAACATGGGGCTGCATTGATAGTGTTTGTCTTTGCGGTTCTTTTGTTTGCAGATAAAATTTTTGATGTCACTTCCAAATTAAACGAAAAGTTTGGTTTTGAGACACGTGCCTCATTAGAAAAGAAACATCAAAAAGAAGTGATTGAACAACAACGCTTAATGATCGACAAGCATACAGAAACTTTGGATAAACTAACACAGATTTTAAGCAATCAGAATAAAGATATTCAAGTTATCAAAGACATGATGAGAGAGCAAGCCGCATTATTAACAGACCAAAAAGTAGGCATGGAACGACTATTTGCACATACAGCTGAACTGGCTAAAAAATTAGATGATGCGTGCGTAATGGACGTTGTTTTATCTGAAGGTGTTGCTGCAATGTTAAGAGACAGAATCAAACAAGCCCACAGGTATTACAAACAAAAAGGTTGTATTTCCCCTACGGGGCTTGAAAACATCAATGCTATTTATAAGGTATACCATGACCAATTACATCAAAATGGCGTTGGAGAAAAAATGTACAAAGAAATTAAAGCATTGCCTATTAAGGATGAAGAGTCATTCTTGTAGGTCTTTTTTATTGCAAAGGAGGATTGCATTATGAACAAATTTAAAGAATTTTTAGCAAGCATCAACTTGAGTGAAGTAAAACCACATACTGTTGTGAGCCTGATTTTACAGGTGTTAGCGTGGATCAATATGGGATTAACTGCGGCAGGCAAACCAGTGATTGACGTACATGAAGATGTAATTAACCAGATTGTAGGTTGGGTATTTGTATTTGGTACTTCTGCTTATGGCAACTGGAAGAATCATAGCTTTACTTGGTTTGCACAAACAGGAGATAAGATTGCTTACGCATTACGTGATGGTAGATTAACTGCCGATGAAATTGATCAGATCATGGAAAAGGTTGCAGATAAAGACGTGATCGTAAAAGTTGATAAGGATTTATTTGAAAAAGAATTAGATGATGTTACTGAAGGTAAAGAATCTGACGATATTGTTGGGTAATTTGCTAAGTGAGTAATTAGTAACTGAATAATTAGTTATTGAGCAGTTGCTGTTATGGTGACTGCTCTTTTTTAGATTGGAGGAAATATTATCGAGGATAATTTTTGGGATACAAAAGTGGATTTCCGTGATGAAGCTAAGTGGAAAGTTTATGTACATACCAGTCCTAGTGGAAAGATGTATGTTGGGATAACAAGTAGGGATGTAAGACAAAGATGGCGAAACGGACGTGGATATATTAAGAACGATCATTTCTATAGAGCTATTCAAAAGTACGGATGGGACAATTTTGATCATGAAGTGATAGCAGAGAATCTTACCAAGGATGAAGCTTGTGAAATGGAAAAGACACTTATCAAAGAGTTGAAAAGCAATGATTACCACTTTGGATATAATTTGTCTGCTGGCGGAGAAGGTAATACTGGTATTTATGGTTACAATAGCCATAATTTTATTGATTTAACAGGTCAGAGATTCGGGAAATTAACTGTTCTGAAATATGATGAATCTACGATGAAAAGTGGTGTAAGAACAAGATGGATATGTAAGTGTGATTGTGGAAATGTTGTATCGAGAGATGCTGCAAATTTAAAAAATAGTAACAGACATACTTGCGGGAAATGTGAAAGTTGCAAACCTATTCAACATGGAGCTACACGAAAAGGACATAGAAGTAAACTCTATTCTAAATGGAGCACTATGAAATCAAATTGTACAAACCCAAATAGACCTCGTTATTACGTATATGGGGGTAAAGGAATCTCTGTTTGTGATGAATGGTTACATGATTTTGGAGCTTTTCAGAAATGGGCGTTAGATCATGGATTTGAAGACGGAGACAGACTATGTCGTAAAGACATGGATAAAAATTATGAACCTAACAATTGTTATATAGAAAAGAAAAAGAAAGGAGCCTGATAATATGGCAAAATATAATGTACATGGTGGACATAACCCAGCAAATAAAATTGCATGTGGTGCTGCCGATCTATTAGACGAATCAATTGAAGATAGACTTGTTTGTAAATCTGTAATCAAATATTTAAAAACAGCTGGTCATACTGCTTATAATTGTACTGTTAACAATGGAACAGGACAGCGTGATGTGCTTCAAAAAATTTGTGCGAAATGTAATGCACATAACGTAACTTTAGATGTTTCAATTCATTTCAACTCTGGAAGAAACAAACATAAAAGCAATGGAAAACCAGGTGGATTTGAGATTTGGGCAACTAATTATACAGGAATTAAGAAAGAAGCTTCTAAAAGAATTATATCCAATTTAAAGAAATTAGGTATGAATACACATGGCGATCCATATAAGACAACAAGTAATTTATATTACTTAAATCACACAAACGCAAAGGCGATATTAATTGAGGTGGAATTTGTTGACGATGTAGACTCTAAGAATGTTTATAAGAAAATTGGTTATGACAAGATTGGTAAAGCGATTGCTGAAGGTATCATTGGTAAATCTATTGATTCTAAAAAAGTAACAGTAAAACCAAAAGCTAAATCTGCATTCAAATCATACAAAGTAAAAGTAACTGCTTCTGCTCTTAAGGTACGTAAATCTCCATCTACAACGGCTGCTATTGCCAGAGATGCCTATAAGAAAGGCACAACAGTTACAATTAAAGCTGTTAAGAATGGTTGGGGTAAAACTAAAGATGGTTGGATTAAACTGTCTTATACAAAGAAATGCTAAGGGATATGAAAAGATATAAGAAACAGTTATGATTGATTTGACGATCAGTCGGTATTTTCTTTATTAGTTTTCTTTGTCAGTGATAAAGAATTGTTACTCTCTGCTGCGGAGAGGGTAAATATGAGCAGAATAAACTAGGCTCTGCCTCTATTTTTTTATCGAAAAGTGTTGTATTTGTTTTGAATTTGTGTATAATGAAAGTAGGAATAGTAATATTCTCGATGAAAGAGCATCGTTAAAAGTTGTGCTGCAAGTGGAGCAGGGTAATTTTCCACAACGAAAAGATATTTTAACTGGATATCACGTCTTGCGACTAGGAGTAAAGTCGTAGTCCATGCAGGGGACTTAAGGATTTCTGCAACGAAAAGATATTTTAACTGGATATCACGGCTGACAACCAGCAGAAAACTCTAATAAAGAATTATCGAAGAGTGTGGCTTCTGTCCCACTCTTTTTTACGTATGAGGTAAATATGGCATCAAAAACACAAAAGAAAAATAAAATACGACAAGATATTATAGAGGCAGCGTCCATGTATGAACAATACCTAGCTGGTCAAGCATTTTTATATGTATATGGAAATGAATATTTTGAAGTGATGTTCCCAGTCAATAGATTTTTGCATCTTGCTGGCGTAGAAACTAGATTGTTTGCAAAAAAATTTTATAAAAATGCCAGAGAAAAAACATTAACTACACAACAGTTTTATTTCTCTCCAAGACATCCTTTTGAAGTCTCTAAAAAGAAACTATCATGTCTCAAAAGATTATATGAATTAACAAACACGAAGGTTCGTATTCTTAGGAATATGGAAACAGCCAGTGTTGTTTATAAAGTTGGCATATCGAACTTAGAGTTTACTTTGTGCTTAACAGAGAACAGAGATTCTAATGGAGAAAAAATTAATGAATACTTCTTGCCAATGTCGTTACGAGCAGGAAGAAATTCAACGAAAAATGGTGATGATTATGGAGAAGTTGACTTCATTTTTCAAAAAGACGCAAGTCTTGGAAAGTATACAACTCTTCTGGTAAAGAATGAAAACAAAGAGATTCCAGAATGTGTTCATCATTTGTTGCAAGGGAATTTATTACAATAAGAATAAAAAATTAAGGGTACATCAGATCAATTTCTGGTGTACCCTATTTTTTACGATTTTTCTACTCTACACATATCATCTATTTCATGCTCAGACAAATATAAAGGCATCCCACATTCCTCGTCAAAGAATGAAAGGACATATTCTGTAGAATCAATTATAGCTCCATATAAGACTGTTTTCACAGGTGTCTGAGAGTCGATTTCTGTAAGTTGTACTGTGTCACCTATATGGAATAATCCACACTCTGTATTGAGTGTCTTGGTATCTTTATTATATTCGTATATTCTCATTATGCATCTCCTTACCTGTTTAAGTAACTCTGTGATCGTAATAAGTCTGTATATTCTCCGCAGAGATACCATGTGCCAGATGATGGAATGTATTTTAGTATCTTTGTCTTTGTAGAGATGTTAAATCGTTCTAACACTTCTATTCTGCTTTTGTAATATTCTACTTCACGTTCTTGTCTTTCCGAGTTGGTTTCTTTTCTAGTACCCTGTAGAAGTAATTCTCTGATGTGGAATTTTTGAAGCTTACCATAAGAATCTAACATAGACATCCAAATGTCTGGCGGTGTATCTCCTGAGATGTTAACCCTCTTGGTTGCTTTTGGAATGTTTGTTGTATTGTACATTTTATTTCACCTCTTGAGTATTATAACACGAACATGTGTTTGGTGTAAAGGTTAACTTGGCAACTGTACTGTTTGGAAATCATAATCAAAATCAATCTTTGACATTTGTTTCATACCCATTGCTTTGCGTTCTTCAACCAGATGAATGTATGTTTTTCGGCAGACCTCTGGTGAATGTCCTAAAATACTAGCGATCTCTTCTAAACGCAGACTTGTATGGCGAAATAATAAACTTGCGCATGTATGTCTTAATACCTGCATAGATATTTTCTTTGTATCTACCTCAATATGTTTATCATGCTCCATCTGTTTTATAACAAAAGTATACACTCTTTTAAGAGTTGTATTCAGATTAGAAACATTATGATGAGTTCCATTCTTTGTTACTGCTACATAATCATTTGGTTGTGTATAATCAGAATATTGTTTGATAAAATTTAAGGCAGTAATGGCTTGCTCACATAATGGAACGGATCTATAAGAGTAGTTTTTTGTGTCATATTCGACATATATTTTTTTAGTAATTCCTTTTTGTTTCATTAGTACAGGATTGTTTGCGTCATATTCTGGATTATTAATGTCTTCAAGGGTAGATTTTACATAAATGTATTTTCGCTTTAGATCGACATTGCGCCATCTTAATGCCATTAATTCGCCAGCACGTAATCCTGTATACATATCAAGGACATAAACTGCTGCAAGGTAAAATGTTGGTTGATTTAGATATTCTCCATCTATATTTTTTAATGTTAAATGCGTATAATTGTCCGTGAACCCTTGGATAATATCGTCTGAAAAGAAATATATTTCCTTTGTATTTGCCTTGATGTTTGTTTTGTTGATCATCTTGACTTCTTCCATAGGATTATATCCAAGTGTTTTTGTATACCATTTAAAGAATGGATTTAACATATCATACACTTTCTTAATCGTAGAAAAAGAATATCCGCTGGCATTTAAATCATCTAAATGATCACGTATATCTTGATCAGTTATTGTAGAAATCCTCATTATACCAAGTGGTTTATCTTTAATCTGATGTTCGTAAGTTGTAACTAGACGATCATAACTTTTCGGCTTTAGCACTGGTTTTTTAATATTCTCAAGATAAATCAACATTTCATCCTGAAGAATCTGTGCTTTTCTCTTTTGTTGAATTTTTGCCTTATCTTTTTCCTTTTCTTTCATCTTTTTAAAGACTTCGGCTACAGTTACTCCGTATACTGCTTTGCGAGTGCCGTTTATAGACTTCTGAAATTTTAATCTTGTTCCATCATCAACAACAGTGATACTTCCTTCTCCTCTCGGAAGTTGTGGTATCTTATTAATTTCTGTTTGTGGTATCTTTTTCTGATTTGCCATTTTGGTTTTCACCCTATCTTTTTAAATATATGCGTCTTCAATTTCTTGAGGACATTATAGCATAAGACCGATGGTATGTATATCACTTCTCAGTAATTTTATATCACTTTTTATATCAAACCAATCTGCATTAACCTGTATTATTCGATACTAAACAGTATTATTGATACATAGAATATTTGTATGTTAATTCAATATTTACAAAAACAAAACCCTCACAAACGACCATTTTAAGCCATTTATAAGGGTTTTGAAATGTTATTCTAAGTAACAGGGGCAGAGAGACTCGAACTCCCAACTGCGGTTTTGGAGACCGATGTTTTAAACGCTACACCTTAGTATTTATCAGTACTTCAGAAGTTGTGCAAAATTTTATATCACTTTTTATATCAGACTAATTGATACCAATATATCACTTATTTTTCTGTATCACTTGAAGTGATATATAAAATTAAAACTGATACACGATGCTAAAGCAACTCAAACGGTACATTTTTACCTTTATATGTATCAAACCATTTGTTAAAATCTGACTCTTTAATGTAATACTCTTTGCCGATTTGCAATGCAGGAAATCCTGGTTGGCTAAATAATTTGTAAGCTTTATATTTACTACATCTCAGCATCTTCTGAACATCTGTTGGTTTTAGAATAACATCCATCATAACTACACCGCCTTAGCACTTACTTTATTCTGTCCTTCAATATGTTCTACAAGGTCTTTGAAATATGGAACATTATCTATCATCCACTGGCAGAAGATTCTCCAATCCTGTACTGGATGTGTCTTTCGTGAAAAATACATATTTAAAAGAACTTCATATGTAAGAGAAAGATTCGCTGTGATATTATACCCCATAGGTAGCATTTCAAGAATTGCATTCCAAATATTCTTATCTTTTGTTACATTATACTCATCTTTAAGTTCATTTAATAACTGAATAGTATTTTCTGTATGTTGTTTAACTTTATAGCCAAGCGTATTTTCAACGTCTGAAGTATTACTTTCATCATGGCTTGATAATGAGAATTTCTCAATTACAACATCAATACCTTCGTGAGAAAAACTATCTAAGTTAAACTCTTTTTTATGAATTGTGTGCATCTTAGAGCAACTACATCTCGTTGTTCCAACTTTATATGTATCTGCCTGCGCCCACCATGTGTGATGAGATGTAATTCGTAATCCAACTGGCAGTGATCGTAAAGCCTTTCTATGATCCTTACCTGCTCTTGCAAGTCTTTTAAATAAACCTAAATCTTTTTCGCCCATACAAAAACATGGATGCCAGATTTCTACGTTTCTTTCTTTATCATATTCTGTAGTGTGTCCAATGTAGCTATCACTTAAATGCCAACTATCGTATGCGTTTCTAGCCCCTTCAATAGCAAACATCCACTGCTCTGGACTTGGAAATACTGGGTGTTCAATCTTAATCATATATAAATCCTCCTATTTTAAATATGAAGAGAATACTAATTTCTCTTTATCTTTATCATCAACTGTTACATATCCGTGGACATTAGGCGGATGCCCTGACCAACTGATGTAGATTTTATAGTAATATCTCGTACAATCAACATATTTACGTGTCACAATACAAACATATCCTTTGTTCATGAAGTCTTCTAATACTGCAATACAAGAATCAAGTGACTTGTCAGTATCACAAGACATTGATTGTGTCTTACGGTATATTTCTGTTTTTCCATTCGTCTGTGCGGTTTCCCATATGTCATTTACTAATTCATCATATAAGTCATCAAATATTTCGCTTAATTGTGCATCGGACTGTTGCTGTGAATACTCTTTCATATCCACAGCATTGATCAGCCCTTTTGTTTGTGCTAAATAATTCATTTATTTACCTGTACTTCCAATTCCGCCAGTTCTTTTAGTTGTTACAGCTTCTTTATCGGCTACACCATAAGGTAAGAATACGCCCTGTGCAAAGGCATCACCTTGCTTGAGTTTCAGTGGTTCATTGCCATGATTCTCAACCTTGATAAAGATATGCCCTTCATTGTCTGCGTGATAGTAGTCTCCATCAATAACTCCTGTACCATTCCCAATTCTAGCCTGTGCTTTGATGCCCAAACTACTGCGAATGAATACTAATAGCACCCATCCCTTTTCAATCTTACATCTGATTCCTGTAGGAATAACTCGTGCATCTCCTGGAC